ATAGATTATCCATTAGATGCTCCTAACATAGGTACTTGAAAAAAAGCACCATCATTGTCAGCTTCTTTCTTAAAGCTAACATGCATGTGCTTAGTGTGTTTGTTAGCCCCTGTGTATTTGCGCCACTTCCAGTTAAGAATGCTGGAGCAGATTCGTCCATCGAAAATGATGTAACTAATACGCTTGTCTGCTTTTGACTTTGATAAGGTACGAAGCTGATCAGCAAGATCTCCCATGATGTCTGGCTTTCCGCCTTTGTGTAGATCTTTGTCCACATCAATGGCGCGAACCCAGCCCTGCTCATCTGGATTATGATCAGACTTGCGAGCAGCGTGTCGGGTATCACCGATCCAACCATCCGATGTGCGGTCACGATCTGGGAACGAGTCATCGAACTGTTCCCTTAGCTGAACAGCAGCCTTACTTAGTTTCGGCTTCATCGATCACAATCGGTGTGGATTGTTCCGCTTCTGGATTGAGATAGCGTTGATAGTCTGAGTTGGCTGGGTCAATAGGAATTGACCAACCATCCGAACGCTGAAGGCAAGCCAAGTTACCATCACGGTCAAATATTTCTGTATATGTATATTCCATTTTACAACTCCGCACTTAAATAGATATAACCAGCAGTGCTGGCATCTGTTCTCATATAGTTAATTTTGCCTGATGAAGTACCTGAAGCAACGGTAAAGACTAAATAGGAACTATCAAGTCCACTGCCACTGCTTGTAAGTGTAAGGTTTGTAACAGCCAAGTTATAGGTTGCTACATCGCTAACCTTCAGTGTGCTAAAAGCCAAACTTGGTGTCGTTCTCATTGTGCCTTTATGAGTAAGTGGTCCTTCACCTTGAGTTGTTGAGTAACTAAAACCCACATACGGGAAACTCTCATTGACCTGAGTTCCACCAAACTTTTGGAAATAACGATAACAGGCGCTAAGTTCTCCTTGAAGTGTTCCTGTTGCAGTTTGGAAAGAAGTAGCAACCGAACCAGCCTCGACCTGAACATTGGATAAGTCCCAAGATGCGCCACTTGTAACAGTATTTACGCGAACATAAAGCGCAAGATTATTTCCTGCTCCTACTGTTTTTCCACTAATAGATGGCAAGGTAACTGTTCCTGTGTAGCGAACCCAAGAAGTGCCAACAGATGATGAGGATAAAGTCACTCCTGTATAAACATCACCTGAACCGCCTGAACCAAAACCTTGACCTAAAATAGCAGAAATTGTAAAAGTGCTTGAAGCCTTAGCATAAAAACTTACCGCGACAGTTTGACCTGCAAAAGTAGAAACATCTTCAATGCGTTGTATAACATCTGAAGTGCCGCCTGAAGTTGGCTGAGTCGTGTAAGCCGTACGCAAAAAATAAGTTGGATTATTTGGAACATCTGTTTGACCAACTGTAAAGGCTTGGCGTGAAATAGTAATGCTTCCGCCTGACCCGCTATTTTGTACAACAAATCTATCAGCCGTATAAGGTACGGGTCCACCAGTGGTCGCAAATGAAGTGCCGCGTTGCCAAATGTTAAAGTCACCATTGAGAACTTTATTCTTACCTGCTGCATAATTGCCTTGATAGCGCAAGCCAGTTGAAGTGGAACTATCTGCTACAAGTGTCTCGCCATTATTGCCTACTGCAAGGCGGGCTGGAGTGTCAGCTGCGCTTGCTGCGATTAGGTCGCCCTTAGCATCGACAATAGACTTAGGTGTCATTGTTGCCATTGTGCTATCGATGGCGTTACCTAGTGTGCGGATCGCTAACGCGCCATTCTTCACAAGGTCTGTGTTGTCTGGTTCTAACCAGCCGTAATTAGGACTTGTTGCCATTTATGTTAATGCTCCTGTCGCGTTGTTCCAGATAAGTGTACCATTTACGCCTGTCCAAGCTAATGAACTAGGAATGACTGTATCCCATTGAGTCGTGGATAATGAGAACTCTGTGGCTGAGATGTAGAGAGTGACATCGACAAAGGTAGGTGTGGCTCGAAGTGCAACATTTTCCACAAAGCCATCGAATGTGCCACCAAGAAGATTGCTAGGCAGATTACTGATAAGGACAGGCTGACCGAAGTAGACCCCGATAAGAGCATCAAGCATGGCATTACCGATGTCTGGGTTATCTAGGCGAAAGGTAATTGCTCCCAGAGATCCTTTAGGGATGCGCCTTAGATTAAGCTCCCTAGTGGCAATCTCCGTAATGTCCACTAGGTTCTTGATGTTGGAGTCAAAGGAACGCTCAAAGAGTCCGTATGAGGCTATAGAGTCCGCATCTGAGGTACTGTAGGTGCTGGCGTATCCTGTGGCGTAGCGATAGATAAGGCTGTTACGGATGCGAGCAGTTTGAGTTGTTGAAGTGATAGAGCTTGGTGTTGCATACGCCCCATCAAAGAAAGTGTAGCCATTTGCTGCAAGAGTGTTAGATCTGTGATCTGCGTCTGCATAGGATACATCCCCATCTTTTTCCTCAAAGATTTGACCGAGTGCGCTAGTAGCAATCTGATCGACCAGAGTTTGTGATTTAGCAGATGCATTAGCTGCAAGGGCGATCATTGTGTAAAAGCCTGAATCCACCTCACCAATGTAAGACTCTGCATCATTCCATGTCGTAGTTGCTGGGTAGGTATCCCATGTGACTGTGGGAGTTACTTCTGCCCATGAAAGGTTAAGAGCTGCGCCAAGGATGGCTGCGATCTGTGCGCCATCTAAGCCTTCTGAAAGGGCTGTGTTGTAAATAGCCTTAGTAAGTCTGGCAAGTGAGCCAATACCTAGAATCGTACCTGTTGTGACATAGCCAGTTTCTTCTGGGCTTCTGACTCCGATGTTGAAGTCTGATACCTCACCGCCAAAGACTGTGACATAAGTGCCAGATGAGTTCTTCAGCTCTAAGGTAATTGGCTCTGTGACATTGATGGTAAAAGGTGAGTTATCAGTGTTGATGATCTCTACTCGGCAGTAACCTGCTGTGGCTTGGCGGTCAATGTCTAAGCGACCAGAGGCATAGGAAACAGAGGTGACTGTTGTATAAACATCATCCCCTACTGTTACTCGCCACTCTGGTAGCCATGTCATGCGATTGTGTAGCCTCTCAATGTGCCACGCTGAGCGGCATCTGTTAGGACTTGATCGATGGCTTCTGCAATGGCGTTAGGATCTCCGATGCCTGTCTGGATAGTGATGTTATAGGCATTAGCCGCCTGTGCTGCATAGCGTGAACCGCTTACTGCACCTGATACACCTGCGCCACCTGCTAGACCCTGCAATAGGGATGAGCGAGCAATGCTTTCCAGATCAAGTGTAGAAGCCATCTGGCTTGAAGCCGATGCGTTCTCCAAGTCTAGCAAGTCTGCAAAGGCATTAGCGCGAGCTGCTGCTGCATCCGCGTATTCTAGGATCGCTTCGATTGAGCCACCGACTGTGGAAATAGGCGCAATGTAATCCCCTGCTGGGATTCCAGAGCCTAAAGATGCGCTTGTTGGAATCTTAGTTGATCCAGTAGAAGCAAGATTGATCTCACGAAGAAGGCGTAGAGCGTTTTCAAGATTAGCAATGTTGATAAGATCTTTAGGCTTTAGGCTTTCAAGGATTGATTTAATGTCTTGAAGCTTGACATTCTGCATACCAAGTGTGCCAAGAACTTTGAGATCTGCATTGAGTTTAGCCGTTGCTGCGATGATGGCTGCTTCATCCTTAGCGGCAATGGCATCTTCTAGGGCAAGGATTGAACGCTTTACATTAAGGCGAGCAGTGTCGTTAGCAATCTGTAAGACCTGCGCTGCGCTTGTTGCGTTGCCTAATTGCTGAGCCTGAGATGTAAGAGCTGCTGCAATCTGGATCTTGTCCATGTCAAAGACTTCACTGCCCTTGTTGAGAGCAAGGTTAGCCTTGTCAATAGCCGCGCCAAGTCGCTTATCTTTGAGGATCTTAGCCTGTGCTGCTGCTTGCTCTTTCGTGAGCTTTGTGATCGCTGTAGCGTTCTTTCGAGCGATGGCATCTGCTCGCTGAGTATCCTGTGAGGATACAGTCATCGAGATGTTACCGAATCCCTTGCCATCACCGAATAAGCCGCCAGAAGGTGCAAAGAATGAAAGATTCTTAAAGTCAAAGATTGACTTGGTTATCTTGATGAACTCGCCTGTCTCACGAACAAAGTTCGCAATTGACTGCGCTGCCTTATCGATCTTGGCAATGAACTCATCTGTGGTATTAGAGTTAGTGATTGTCATTAAGGCATCAACAAGACCCTGACCAATAGTCTCTTTAGCGTTGTTACTTGCAACAGTTAATTTAGCCAGTGAACCTGCATAGGTATCAGCTGCCGCGCTTGCCTGACCTGCGAATAGAACCGACAGGCGTTCTTGGATCTGCTCAAATGTTGATGTTGAAAGTTCTGCTCTAGTAAGTCCTACACCCAAGCGACCTAGTGCCTGAGTCTGTCCTAAGTATGCCTTTTGCAAGCTTTGTGA